GCTAAAGTGCGCGCACAGCGGGCTGCGGCTCCCGCTATGCACCCGGAGGGGGGGACACCGTTGGCAGCCCCCTCACCCCTCCTCCCTGCGAAACCCCCTCTTCTCGTGGACAAGCTCATCCATGTGAAAGAAGATCGGCACTCTCGCAAACACCACTCCCGGTCGACGGTCCGTGCCGTTGTCAAGAAGGATTTGCGACGTTCTCGTCGAAAATTTGACTCGACCCTTGGCTACCCAGGTGAAGGACCAGGAGTCTTGAAGAGCGGTAAGGCACCCCCAGTTTTCTCGTTCTGCAAAGCGGAGCCCGTCTCCTGTCTTCGCCAGCATTTCCATCCCGCCAGTAAGAAGGCCAAGGACGCTGCTGCGAGACGGAAGGCCGAGGCCGACCGCAAGATGAAGCGATTCGTCATTTGTAAGGAACCTGGGTGCACCCTCCCGCATCATCACATCCAGCGGACCGGCATTGTCCACCGGTCCACTGTGTCTGACTACTTCAGTTCAGCTTTTACGTCTCACGACGACCCCACACTTGTGGGAGAAAAAGTTACTTTGAGCGAGCAGAAGTCGTCGGATGAACACAAATCCCATGGTCTAGATGGAGCCATGGGGGAAGACTCGCATCCATCCAACGTTTACTACTTCCCTACTCCCGAACCCCAATGGGATCAGTTCGTGGCCGCTCACGTGGCCTGGACCGATGACGAGGAGGAGAAAGTAGTGCCAGCCCCTCTCCCGCCTGCCGCTCCACCTGCACCGCCCGCTGTTCCAAGCAGCACGCTGTGCAAGGTCCCCGCGGTTGTTGAGAGTAAGGAAGTAGAGGAGAAGAAGCCACCCAAGCTACTCCCCAAAACTCCCGAGATTGCTGCCACAACCACCCCTGACCCCCCTGCTCCGCCCCCGTCCCTCATTCACGAGTCTACGGATGAGGAGGAGGAAAAGTTGGAGGAGGTGTCACCCTTGGCATCAGCGTCTCCCGATAATGTTCAACATCTGCCAATCTTCGTGAACACAGGATCAACAATGCCCGATCGGGTGAAGAAGATCAGTTCACTGAGTGCGCGATTGAGATTCCGCTTCCTCGGCTGGCTCCTTGGAACCTACACCACTTCCATTGAAAACTCAGGAGAGAACCCGTCCGATACTGCCGTCTTTACACCCATCCGCCAACAGAGAACTCTGCCTCTTTTCGCCGCCCTCCGTGAGCATTTCACCGGGGTGCGACCCACTGGTTATTCCGAACCGGCTGAAGAGCACATCTTCAACCAGTTTCAAGCAGTCTACACCCACTGTTACCGCGGCCAGGTTTTCATCGACCTCATCGAACCCGTCCTTGCCCATGTCGATTTCGCTGGCATGCGCGTCCTCACCAGAAGCGGTGAGATGAACGCGCGGCTGCCGAATTTCGTGGAGATCCTGCTACCGCGGCTCCTTGGCACGGCCTACCCTCTTTTTCAGGCGCACTCGTCGATCATGGCCAACACCATTAACTTCTGTGTTAATCGGTTGTACTACCAGAAGCGACTCATCCATCTCTCCGGCGTGGGAGTGCATGTACGTGCGCCTTTAAACACTCTCCCCCCATCCTCGAAGGCGTGCCCGAGGAACGGGGTTTAATCGTCCAGGGCGTCGTCACGGCGGTCAGACCGCGCGACAAACCTTTCACTCCGATTAGCACAGTGCGGTGCATCGGCGGACGTGAGTGGTGGAAGGACGGGATCTTGTCTTTCCCTCCCCACCCAAGTGACACACAACCAAGCCAAGTCGATGGCACATACAGGTCGCATTTTGGGCCTAAAGTGCACTGTGACGCTATCATCTACGGCAACTCCAATCCTACTGTTGCAATTGCTCTATCTCGCATCAATGGAGCCCGCATACAGAAACCTGATTCAATTTCCCTCTTTGGAGTGATACCTGACTACCACGAATTCATGAAGACCGCTCAACGAGAGTATATCCAGCAGAACATGGCTCGCTTCCTCCCCTATATCAATTACCGTAGTTATTTTGACTACTGGGATGGTATACTGCAGGAAGCCCTCGAGCACCATGCTGATCCACACATCAAACGAGCACTTCGAGAACAATGTTTCCGCGCCCTGTCTGACGACGGGACGTCCATTGAGAGATTGTGGTTGAGGAAAGTCCTCTACAAACTCAAGACGAACGAATACGCCAAATTCGAAAAGATAGCACGGATGATCGGTGACCTGGGAGTCGCAGCTTCGCTGCAAGGCTTCCGGTTAACCCACCTCCTGAAGAAGGCCATGGCCGCCGAACCGATCCACTACAGAGGTGGAGTTATCGAGTTCTGTCCAAAACCCTCTCCAGATGATCTCGCCCGTGTCTTCGCCCAACTCATCAATCCGGATGGGCGTTTTTATTTTGTCTACTTTTCCG